AGCGGCGACGCTTTCTTTTCGCAGGATTCCCTACTCACCGAAGCACGCGAGCCGTACCCTGATCCTAATCGATGTGATACGGTGTTTGCAGTCGTGGACACTGCGGTCAAAACCGGCAAAGAGCACGACGGCACGGCGGTTACGTATTTCGCGAAAGATTTCATCGGCCCCAAAAAGCTGTACGTGCTCGATTGGGATATCGTGCAAATCCAGGGCTCAATGCTTGATGTGTGGTTGCCGCAAGTTTTTCAAAATCTTGAGTTTCTTGCAGCTAAGCACAAAGCGCGGCGTGGTTCGGCGGGTGCGTTCATCGAAGACAAAAATTCGGGCTCCATTCTCGTGCAACAATGCGAGCGGCACAACTGGCCCGGCCAAGCCATCGACTCCGTGCTCACGTCGGTCGGTAAGGATGAACGCGCTATCAGCGTTTCAGGATACGTCTACAGGCGTGAAGTCGGCATCACAGAAACCGCGTTTCATCGCGTGACTAACTACAAGGGTACGTCCCGCAACCATTTTTTGGCGCAAGTGTGTGGCTTCCACCTCGGCGTAAAAGACCAGCAAGACGATTTGTTAGATACGTTTGCGTATGGCGTGTCCATCGCATTGGGCAATCAGGTAGGAATCTGAAATGAGTGGATTTACAGGTTCCGAGAATTACGGTGGAAACTCAAGCGTAGGAATTGGCAGCGCGGCTTTAGGTTCGCAGCTTGAGCAATTGCTCATGTGCGACGACATCTCGCCCGGTTCGGATCCGTCCTACCAGATTTGCAAAACCATTTACCTGTACCACCCACTCGGCGGGAAACTCACCGAAACGCCAATCAAATTGGCACTATCACAGGCGCGAACGATATCCGTGGCCCTCGCACCGGAGCGCGTGGTACAGGCGTTTCAGGACGAATGGGCGGCGCTGTGCTGCACCCAGAACATCGCCAACGTGATGATAACGTCGCGCGTGTACGGCGTCGGATCGATCGTAGTGGGCGCTAAACGAGGGGGAAAAGCTCTCCCCACCGATGTACCGTTGAAGGCCGAGGAGATTGCGAAGCTTCCGGTTTATTTCAACGTTCTGGATCCGCTGAATACGTCCGGATCATTGGTGCTGAATCAAAACCCCAATGCAGCCGATTTCCAAAAACCTACGGAAGTTGTCTCCAACGGGCAAGCCTACCATCCGACGCGCCAATTTGTGGTTATGAATGGCGCTCCTATTTATATCGCATATACATCCTCGGCGTTCGGCTATGTAGGACGCAGCGTCTACCAGCGGATTCTATTTCCGCTGAAAGGCTTTGTGCAGACCATGCTCACGGATGATATGGTCAGTCAAAAGGCCGGCGTGCTTATCGCCAAGATCAAACAGCCGGGCTCGATTGTAGACCGCGCCATGGCGGTAATTCAGGGCCTCAAGCGCACGTTGCTCAAGGGCGCGCGCACTTACAACGTGCTGTCCATCTCTCCCGACGAGGATATAGCCAGCCTAAACCTGCAAAATATCGATGGTGCGAGCAATTCGGCACGAGACAACATTTTGAAAAATATCTCAATGGGCAGCAACACGCCGTCGCAGATATTGGCCGATGAAGTGTTCGTACAGGGCTTTGGAGAGGGCACCGAAGACGCCAAAAAGATCGCGCATTGGGTAGACGGTTTGCGCGAGGAAATGGATCTACTTTTCAAATTCATGGATAACATCGTCATGCTCCGCGCATGGAGCGAAGACTTTTTCAAAACAATGCAGGAAGAGCACGACTATTACAAAAACATGAGCTACGAACAGGCGTTTTTTCAATGGCGCAACACGTTCGAGGCCAAGTGGCCGAGTCTGCTAACCGAGCCCGATAGCGAAAAAATCAAGGTTGACGAAATACGCCTCAAATCTGTCATTCAGGCAATTGAGGTGATCGCGCCGCTATTGGATCCGGTGAACAAGGCCAAAATCATTGAATGGGCCGTGGCCACGTTCAACGAAAACGAGATGCTGTTTGAATCCGATTTTGTGCTCGATAGCGACGCACTCGCGGAATTCCTTGCACAGCAGCAAGAGACGATGGACGCGCAGGGCATGGGCGGCCCGGAAATGCCGGGCGAAGGACCAATGCCGGCCCGTACGGGCGCCGAGCCTCCGCAGCAGGATAAGACTAAGGGTACAAAATCCGGCCCGAAGAAACCTGCGAAAAAGCCAAAAGATGACGATGACGCCGTTGAAGATCCGCAGACCGATTCACCCGTAAAAAAGGCTGCATGACATGTGGCTTGAAGCTCTGCATAGACGCATGGAGGATTTCGATCGATTTCTATTCGATCGGGACACCGAAATTGCGTACAACGATGCAGCCAATTGGGATCCGAGCAAGCACCCGCGCGCCAATGATGGAAAATTCTCCACCACGGCGGGAAGCGGTGCTAAATCGGAAAGCCTCAAGCCGGATCTCAATTCGTTCAAACACGCCTACCAGAAAAAGTATGCGGCTGAAAAAATCGCGGAAATTGAAAAGGCGCTGGCGAGCGACAAACCATACAAAGAGCTATCTGCGATCAAGGTAAAGGCCAGCACCAATCCGGAGGTAGCGGCCTATCTCAATGCGGTGGCGTTGGAAAATCATCCCTCCGTCACCAAGGGAATCGGTGCCGAGAGTTTGGCGTTACGCCCAAACCCCGCAGATTTCAAACACGGCTACCAAAAGGAATTGGTGGCGGCGAAGCTGAATGAGATCGACGATGCGCTAGAATCCGATGATCCATACGCAGCCGTTGCAAAACTGGAAATAAAGGCATCTACGCAATCCGAGTTGTACGCGTATCAGCAATCGCTTTTGAAGGAACTGCACCCTGCCAAGGCGCTAGGCGTATCGCAGGATACGATAAATTTGCAGCCCGATCCTGCAAAGATGAAATACGGCTATCAGGCCGATATCGCAAAAGATAAAATTGCAGAGATCAACGCAGCGCTTACGTCGAATGATCCACTAGCCGCACTCGATGCGGTCAAGATCAAGGGCGACGCTTATGCGGACGTGCAAGCCTATAAAGAGGCACTGGCGGCCGAGCTTAAAGCCAAAGGCGATCCACAGCCTGCGGCCACGCCAGCCCAAACGGTGCCGCCCGCGGCGGCTGCCGCAACACCAGCGGCGGGACAGCCTGTAGCTCCCGCTACGCCAGAGGGACAACCTCCCCCACCGGCCGCAACACCCGATCAGATACCGCCTACAGCCGTCGAATCTGGCGCCGCAGCACCTACGGTGATCGCGCACCCGCCATTGCCGGAAGTTCAAGAATCTTCCCTCACTAAGATCGGGCCGGAACTTGGGAGTAATCCCGGCTATCAGGCCGAGGATGGCAACGGTGACAAGAAATACGTCAAACTTTCCAAATCCGACGAGCATGCGAAAAACGAACTATGCGCGGCCGCACTCTATGAGCTGAGCGGTGCCGGCGTTGTAAAATACGGCAAGCTTATTCGCGATGATGGCAAGCTGGGCACGGTCACGGATTGGGACTTTTCGCTCAAGCCGATCAATTTGAGCGATCCAAAAGCCATTGCCGCAGAGCGCGAAAATTTCGCCGTACACGCGTGGCTTGCCAACTGGGATGCTATCGGCCTCGGATACGACAACGCGGCCACCAAGCCCGACGGCACACCCGTTACGATGGACGTGGGTGGCGCCATGCTGTTTCGCGCAAAGGGCGAACCTAAACCCGGATGGGGCGATGTGGCGAATGAATGGGAGACGATGCGCCTCGCCTCAAAAAACAAACAAGCCGCCGAGGTGTATGGCGGCATGACGGATGCCGAGCTTAAAAAATCTGCGGAAAAATTGAAGGCGATCACGCCCGAACAGATCAAAGCCGTGGTGGACGCCAACGGGCCGGGCGATGACGCGGGCAAGGCGAAACTCGCGGCCACGCTCGAAGCACGCCGGCTCGACATTCTGAAAAAGGCGGGAATCGATGATGGAGCGGGCGCCAATGTAGCACCTACTCCTGATCCAACTGCGGCAGCCGTTCCGAGTGTGGAAGAGATTCAAAAAGCCCTCATTAAAAAGGGGCTAAGTCCAATCGATGCCAAGATGCAGGCCATTTTACAGCACCAAATGGCAAAGGGCGGCATTCACAGCAAGACTTTCAACGCGGGTGGTATAACGAACACGGTGACGCCGCCCGGAGCGGCTACGCCCCCTGCTTCAATGAACCCGGTTAACCAGACGACAACTGATCCAAATGAAGCTGAAAAACAAGCCGCTATCGCAGCAAGTGCTGCGTTGCTTGGAAAGGGTCCGATAGATCTTACGCCCAAAGATAATCTTCCGAAATATCCGGATTCGTGGGACTCCTCACAAAAACAAAATGGTGAAGAGGCCAAGGATATTGCAGCAAGTTCAAATCTTACAAAAGATGATAAGCTTACTAAATTAACTGAATTGCAAGATTCTCATAATCTGTTTGGGCCGGATCCCGTTGCTGATTACATCGCAGAGCTAAAGGATCACATCGAAGCCAAGAGCGCGTCGGTAGGAGACACGCTCCCCACGGCTGACACGTCCAAAATGCCGCCGTGGGGAGCCGGCGTCATAAACAATTGGCACAAATTTATTGCAGATCCAAAATTTACGATCGGCGAAAAAATACAAGAGTTGTCTGAAGACATTCCCAAATACGATCATGTACCGGAATACCAAAAGCACCTTATCGCATTGAAGGAACACCTTGAGGCGGGCGGCGGTACAAAGACGCCAGCGGCTACGCCAGCGGCTACGCCAGCGGCTACGCCAGCGGCTACGCCAGCGGCTACGCCAGCGGCTACGCCAGCGGCTACGCCAGCGGCTACGCCAGCGGCTACGCCAGCGGCTACGCCAGCGGCTACGCCAG